GACGCGTCGTGTTATGACGGGTCGCTGACTAAACCTCTAATCCAGATGGTTGAACACCCCCTCTACAGACGCGTCAACCAAGACAGTGAGTTCCGCAAAGCATTGAACATGCAGTTGCGCAACAGAGGGAGAGTGTACATGGACGATGGCAAGATAGTCTTTGAGCTTGACGGACGCCGCATGAGCGGTGATTGGAACACGTCGCTCGGCAATGTCATCATCATGTGCACAATCCTGATCTCTTACTGCCATAGGATGAAGCTAGACTTCGAACTGAGTAACGATGGTGATGATGCGAATATCATCATCGAGAGGAGGGACCTCAAACGTCTTTCAGACGGGCTGCAGGACTACACCGCTCAATTCGGAATTGACCTCAAGGTTGAAGGGGTTAAGTACGTATTCGAGGAGATCAGTTTCTGCCAAACCCAACCTGTTTGGACCGAAGATGGCTATGTGATGGTTCGCCACCCAACAAGAGCTTTGCTCCGGGATGGTATCAGATGCGGCATGTTGAGCAATGCCCAAGAATTTGACAGTTGGCGGAATGCTGTCAGTCTTGGAGGGCTTGCTGCATTTGGCAATATTCCTGTGTTGGCAGCTTACTATGAACATCTCGGACGTGGCGTGAAGTACGACCACGTGGTGTTTGATGGGAATTACAGGCAAGGAGAAAATCGCACTATGAAGGTGAATCGAACAATACACCCGAGAACGCGAGCGAGCTTCTTCTGTGCCTTCGGCGTCCCACCGTCCCAGCAGGTGGCCATTGAGCGAAAGATCCGCTCTGTCCTACCTGAAACATTCGAATCCACACCGGCCGTGGACACACAACAATCAATTTTACATTTCTAACCTTACCAATACAATTTTGCGACATTTTATGGACTGTGAGAATATCATTCATCACATCACAATCAATACCGCTATCAGTTTATTATCACTCATCTTCTCAATCCTCTCATTCTACAATGGTAAAACGCAACAATGCTAAACGCCCTCGTCCTCGCGCTAATCGCAATCGCGGTTCTAGCTCTGGCAATTCTGGTGTCCTGCTGGATAAGCACGTGGTTGGGAACATCAATCCTTTCCACCCCAACGCCATTGACGCTAAACGCATCGACGAGGCTTCGCGCCCAAGTCTGACCTTCCAATCTCGCGC